GAACAATTAAGAGTATCACATAATTTTGGTAGATTATTATTAGATGGTACAGAAGAACAAGAAAAATTATTAAAACAAGAAAAACTATTTACTAGTGACAAAGGTAATCTATGTGTCTTTGACCCAGCTGGTATGCATAGAGGAGGTATTTGTAAAACAGGAACTAGAATTGCTTTACAAATATTAATGAAATGAAATTAAGTGATAACGTATTAAAGAAAAGAGTATTTAAACAACACATATTAGACTTACATTTAAAAGATTTTATGTTAGGTCAAACAACTCCATACCTCAATTTATATAAAAATACAATTGATGTAGGTGCGGCAACTGGTATGTATGCTAGTCACTTTGCGCAACACTCTAAAAACGTCATATGTTTTGAAGCAGTACCACCTGTGTACGAACAACTAGAAAAGATTAAACAAAAACACAACAATGTAATCACACACAATTTAGCAGTGGCTGATTTTGAAGGTGTATCAGGTTTCTATGTAGATGATAAAAGATTATCTAATTCAGGTTTTCAAAATCTAGTTGATGGTCCAATGATAGAAGTAGATACTGTCACAATAGATAGTATGAAAATTAATGATGTAGGGTTTATGAAGATAGACGTAGAAGGTGTAGAGTTAGATGTTTTAAAAGGTGCAGTAAATACAATATTAGAATATAAACCAACTTGTATGGTTGAGATATATGCTAAGTTTAATAAGTACCACGTGGAAACTACATTTGAATTTTTCTTTGTTAGAGGTTATAGATGTTTTTATAATCACAAAGGTCAAGGTTTAAAACCTGTAAGATCAATAGAAGAAGGTGTGGAGGCAACAAGGATACCAGAAATAACAGACGGTGATTTTTTATTTACAATATGATTATAACACACGACATACCATGGGCAGCATGTTTATCTCACCAAATATTTCCAGCTATAAAGAAAGGTTGGAAAGAGTCAAAGACAAAACCTGTACATTTTTTTTGGGGTCTAGGCTCTAATAATTTACAAGAGATAGCACAAGTTAAAGAAAAAGGTGAAGAATGGTGGATGGTAGACGTTGGTTATATCACAGATCAAATAACAAGATACCCAACACCATCAATAGACAAATACGATACCACATACTTTAGAATAGTCAAAGGTAATTTACATATGACCATGGGTGATCCTGGTGATGGCTCACGTCATAAGAGGTTATTACAACAAGGTATAGACGCAGAGTTTAAAGGTTGGAATACTGGTGAATGTAAACACATATTACTAGCGCCATCATCACCAACTGTTTGTGGTTATATACATAATTTATCACAAGAAGATTGGATCAAACAATCAACTTCAGAAATAAAATGTTATACAAATAGAACTATTAAAATGAGAAATAAACCAAGACCTAATAACGAATGGTGGGGTACTGATATAAAAGATGACTTAAAAGATTGTCATGCACTAGTGACTAATATGAGTTTGTCAGCAGTTGAATCTGTGTTAAATAAAGTGCCTGTGGTGACACATCAAAATAATGTATGTCATTATGTATCAGGTAGATTAGAAGATATAAATGAACGTAGAATGCCAGCGAGAGAAGACATGACCATGTGGTTAAGAAGTGTGGCTAACAATCAATTCACACTACAAGAGATAGAAGATGGTATAGCCTATGATATGTTGAAGGATCAATATGAAAATTAGATATTACAAAAATGTTAATGGTGCCAGATGGATTGGTTTTGGTTTAGCAATGTTAAGTGTGTTTATATTATCTAGTGCAAACATAGCAACACAATGGGTAGGTTGGTCGTTAAGTGTAGTATCCTGTGTGATGTGGGTATACTTTGGTTACAAAGATAGAGATTGGGCAAGAACACTTATGGAAACAATGTATCTAGTAATGAGTATGAGAGCAACTTACAACTGGTTATTAATATGATAAACTTTGCTTGTGTATATTATGGTGACAAATACACTTTTACATATGTAAAAAATCTATACAATATGGTTAAAAGAAATTTTACTATACCACATAGATTTATTTGTTTTACAGATAATACAGTCATACACAAACAAAGAGATTTTAAAGACAAAGATATAGAATTTAGACAATTCAAAAGACACGATTTCAATGGTTGGTTTAATAAATTACAATTGTTTAGTCCTGATAGTAATTTAGAAGGTAATACTTTATATATGGATTTAGATGTGGTGATTATGCAGAATATAGAATGCTTCGGTTATATGGGTGAGAGTAAGAACTTTATAGGTATGAATGACTTTAATCCCACTAGTGGTTTATTTAATTCTAGTATTATGAGATTTAATAACAAATATCATAATGTAATATGGGAACAATATCTAAAGAGAAGAACAGAGTTTAACAGCTCTCATGGTGACCAAGAGATTATTACAGCATTAATTAAGAATCACAAAGACACAATTTCATTTCCAGACGAGTGGACACAATCATATAAATGGTTAAATCGTAAGGGTGATAGATACCATATATCAAAACAAACTTATGAACAAGACCCAAATGCCAAGGTTTGTGTATTTCATGGTAGTCCAAATCCACACGATTCGACACAAGAATGGGTACAAAAGCTGTGGAAATAGACATAAATGTGTCTAAAATAAGAACAAAATAAGAACATTTACTAAAAAACCCAGTAAAATAAGGGCAAAATAATCCAAATTAACCCTTGATTCTATCTACAATCCTGATATTATAATAGTATGAAAACAACAAAAAGGAGTACACACTAATGAGTAAAGTTAAACAATACTATACAGACTTGACAGAAAAACAAGTTGATGATATTATACTATCATATAAGAATAATAAGATTACAAAACAAAACGCTATAGATAAGATTATGAAGTTAGATAATTTAGAACTAGTTGGTATTGATGAATACAATATTGATGAAGTTGTTGATGATATATTTTATGATCAGAAAGTGAGTGCCTAGTGAGTACGTTTAACGTTTGTTATTTAAGAGAGTATATAGACCCAGAGAATGAAGCAGAAACATTTTCTGCATACGAGACTATATACAGAAACGTACCTATCAAGTATCTTAAAAAATTTACAGATGAAAAAATGAAGATGAAAATGTTAAAATTTTGTGATTGGAACTATAAAGATAGTGCCGCTAATTTTACAAATGTTACTAACATTGAGATCATTATGGAAAAAGATTATTACCTTTCATACTTTGATGTGTTTGGTAATGTTGTTGATGATGAGAAAGATAAAAAAAGAATGTTTAACGATTATGGTCAGAACTGGGATAGACAATCTATGAGAAAAGATTTTAATCCTTCTTTGACTAAATCAAAGTTATTACATTATAACAATGAGAAAACTTACGATTGGACACATTGATGAAATATAACGAAGAAAAAATTATTAAAGAAATATCAGATTACATATCTGGTACATACACAGAACATTATAGTACAACCAAAGATGGTTTCCAAGTACAAGATATGTTAAGACATTTAGGTATTGATAAAGACTTCTGTCAGGCCAATGCGATTAAGTATCTTGCGAGATATGGTAAAAAGAATGGTAAGAATAGAAAAGATTTACTAAAAGCAATTCACTATGTAGTTTTATTAATGAGTAGTGAAGATAATAATAAGGAGGACACAAATGATAATTAAACTAGGTGATATAATAACAGATGATAGAGGTAGAACTGGTGAACTAATAAACATTGGTATCGCTATGGAAAAAGGTGACGTGGCCGCAGAGTTAGATTCTGCTGCAAGTGTTAAACAATACGATACAGACTTTAACTATACAGGCGCAGTGACTTTTGGTAGTAATTGGTGTTATCTATATCAAATAAAAGACGTATCTACAAAAGATAGGTAGGGCGTAGATGTTGCTTTAAACCAAGAAATAGAGTGGTGGAAGTAATGCCGTTTGATCCAAAGTGTTTACGAAATACTAGAGAACAATATGTATTACAAAATATTGAGTATTATAAAGTCACAGAATATATTGGTAGATCAAATTGGAAAAGATATTACTTTGATACTTACAAAGAAGCAGTTAAGGCATTTAGAAAGTTAAGATTAACAAAAAGAAAGGTATTGATTTATGCTTGTAGAGACGATAAGTTAGGCGAAATTTCTACAGGACTAAACGATAGATTTACAAATGAGCAATCAAAGACCAGGTAAATACGAAAAAAAACTAGATAGAAACGGCGACATGCAAGTGTTTAAGTTTTTTAAGACAGCTCAAAAAGTATTAAAAGATGCTGATAAAGAAGATGAGGCATTTAATATGGAACAAATGGTTGACTGGTTAAGAAGTGGTAAACCATTACCTACAAGTGAGGAACAAGTAATAAAGGCGTTAGGTATATGACAACTAAAAGTTGTATAATTAGGGGGGTATGTAGTATCGACTCACCCTTGTTTTGCTCGCTCAGCGGTCGCTCAGCGGTACAAATTCTAGTAAAATCAACGTTTTTTATGGGGTTGACAAATAAATCAATTCCTGATACTATTAACACTATAAACTAAACAAAGGACAATAATATATGATATATACAAAAGAACTACTATTCAGTGAATTTAAAGAAGTGACTAAAAAAGATGAGAAAAGTAAGAAACCATCTTTTAAACATAGAATCGCTTATCTACAATCATTAAAAGAAGACTTTGATAAGTCACCTAAACATTTTAGTAATTTAAATATAACTAGTCAACAACTTCAAAATTTAATTGATGACTGGTCTGCTCCAAAACCAATTGACGCATTCTATAAAAGAATCTTCGGTATGACTTTCGCTGAGAAAAAACAACAAGAAGAACTAGAATACTTTATTTATGAAAATGGTGAAAAAAAAGAAGTTAGAAAATCTAAACAAGAAACACAATCAATACATTAGATCATTAGGTATTGAGATTGATGTTGACAGTGGCGAAATACTACAAGATAGACATGGCGCACCTATGCCAGACTATAAGTGTAGGCCATCACTTCCAACGAGTGATAAAATTTCTGGTACTACTTACAAAAAACAATACTCGAACACTATACCAGAAGGCAAGACAATTAGTGTTCCGTACAATAAGGGTCCATACATGATAGTTGATGCAGTGGACTTTAAAACAATGGGAAAAAAAGTATGAAACTAAAAGAAACAATAACGATAGCGTTAGCAGGATTGGTGTTTATGTTGATTACTGGTATTGCTAAATCAGACGAAAAGACAATAACTCCACAAGAGTTTGGTAAAACGATTAGTGAGGTGCCCTCTAAAGTTTCTAACTTTGTTAAGAGTGAAGTTAGTAAAACAAAAGAGTATCAAACTAAAGTTTGGGCTGAAGCAAAAACAAAGTGGCCTTGGAATGTATTATTAAAGGGAAAGAATGATACACAAAATTAGTGACCTTTGTAAAAAGATAGACGGTCTCAAAATTTTAAGTGATCGTCTATACAACACAAAGTATAATCAACCAAAGACACCTGAAAGAGATGCAGAAGTTAATAATATGATTGACGATATTCAGGCGACTTGTAAACTAATTGCGAGTGATAATAAACCTTATGACAAATAATCCAACAATTCAACAACTATTAATTAGAAAAAAAAATTTAGAAGAAGCACTAGAGTGGAAACACAATCAAGCGCAAGAAGATGAACTTTATGAAACTAATGATACATTAAAAAAACTAGGATATGATGAAACTAAAAAGTCTGCTTATAATTTTTATTAGTTTGTTACTAACTAATTGTACAGCCACTAGATCAAATGTGGGCGCTACTTTAGGTGCGACTACTACAACTGGCGCTTGTGTATCTATGGGAATCAATGATCCATATGCGATTGCGGCTTGTGCGGTAACTGGCGCATTCGCTGGTGCAGAGATTATGTACAATTCAGATTATGATGTACACAATGCTACATTTGTAGATCATTTAAATCATGGACCAAGTACAAGTAGTTATACAAACTGGTTTAATCAAAAGACTGGTAATAGTGGTATCATACATACAACTAGATCATATAATAAAGGTCCTATCAAATGTAAAGATTATAGTGCGACTGTAGATATAACAAATAGATGGCCACTTGTAGGTATCGGAGGTGTGAATAGAAACACTGTCTTTGGTATCACTTGTCAAATGCCCGATGGCCGATGGGTAGAATGGAAAGGAAATTAATATGCCTCCTTATGATCCAAGAGCTTTTATAAAATTAATGTTTTGGTCTATATCATTTTTATTGATATGTACCTATCTATTTGGTAATGAAAATGGTGACTTGTCTGGTGAGATATATCCTACTAACAATGTTAAAGTAATTGAAGTATTAGAAAAGATAGAACAAGTGGAGAAAGACGGAGACAAGGTTTACTGGAATAAAATTACAGAGGTCAAACCAAAAGATGCAGCAGATCAGTATTGTTATGTAAAAGTAATTATCAAAGAGAGTGAAAACCAGATAATAAAAGAAGAAATTTTAGAGTGTGCAGATGGTAGAAGTAGAGTTGATGCGCCAACTTATTGGCAACTATTCGCAGAGTTTTATTATACTGATATGGCACAACCAGAATACTGTCGTAAATACGATAGAAAAGGACATGCTTTTAAGACGCCAGGAAAAGTATGTTTAAAACTAAATGGCGAATGGGAGGTTAGATGATTAAAAACTTAATCATAATCTCACTAGTTGTTGTAATTGTGACAGGAATGTCAGGGGCTGAGTTTTTAGACTATATAGCTACTGGACTTGACAAATTACAAGAATTGGTATATACTATCAAAAGTGAGGTAAATATATAATGAACAAATATGTGAAAATAATGGGCGCTATGGCTCTAGGTCTTTTAGTTGCCAACTGTTCTGGTACAAACTACAAGATTAAGACAGAGAAGTCTAAAGTATTAAACGAGGTACCAAAGTGGTATGTAAATGACTTTTCAAAGAAGAAGGCTTGTAATACGCCTAGATTTGGTAAAGATAAAAACAAAATGTGTATCTTTGGTGTTTCTACGGCTGTGTCACCAGATTTACAATTGGCTATTGAAAAAGGTATGATGGTTGCTAAATCAGAACTTGCCGATAAAGTAAAAGGTGAAATGAATAAATCATCTAAAATATTTATTACAGAACTAGGTAAAAATCATAACAAAACAACTGTGTCAGAAGTCGAATCAACAATTGTTAATTTGATTAAGAATACACCTGTTAGAGGTTATGAGATATTTGCCAAAGATATAACTATGACTAAAAATGGTTATTATAGAGTATGGATTGGTTTAAGATTACCAATGGGTGAATATAATAAGATGTATAACTTTACAATCGCAGAAGCTGTTGATGCTTACAATGTAAAATCAAAAGCTAAAGTTGCGTTTGAAAAGCTAGAGGAAAAATCAAATGAAGATAGTAATATACAGTAAAAATAACTGTCAATTTTGTACCAAGGCGAAGCACCTTGTTAAGACGCTTGGCCTTGAGTATGTAGAAAAGTCTTTAGAAAAAGACTTTGATTCTAATCCTGTTAAACTAGTAGAAGATATAGGTAAACAAGTTAGAACAATGCCACAAATTAAGATTGATGATAAATTAGTTGGTGGTTATAATCAACTCATAGAATACTTTGCCGATAAAGGTTTAGTAAATTTTAAAGGTGAAGTAATTGACCAAAAATAAAGATTATGAAAATGTGATACCTTTTCCTACAAATAGAATTGTAGAAAAGACAACTTCTGGTCCTAGTAAAAAAGACCAAAAGTTTTTAGATGAGATGCATAAACAACAAACAAAAGAGTTTGTTGAGACTAGTGTAGATGATATGAGTATGAACTTATTAAAAGGTTTTTATAATATGGGTATTAAAACAGATAGAGGTGAGTTTACAAAAGACTTAGCTATGTTAGTTGATACAATGAGAGGTTTAATATATAGAGATTTTAATATGAAACACCCATCACAGGTATTGTCAGAAAAAATGGTAGAACTAAAAGTTAATAGAGACGGCGGACAAAGTGCTAGAATTAACTACGACATATTTCATAAAGGTAAAGTAAATAAACCTTTAAGTAAAGAGATTAAAGAGGAATTAAAAGATGGCCCAGGTATTTTTGAGCCAGATGGAGACCTTGACAAATGAATTCGCTAAGAATCGCCTTCGCAGGTTGTAAAATAGTAAACTTAAACTCAAATATAAAAAGGAGTATATATTATGTTTAAACAATTAACAAATCTATTTGCTAAAGATGAGCTAGTAAAAGTTAAAACAGTTAAAAGAACTGTTGAGACTAGAGGCAGAAAGTCTTTATCAAAAAAACAAAAACTACTTAACTTACTATCTAAAGGTGGTAATGTTGCGTGGACTACAATTCAAAGTAAATTTGAATTAGAGTCTCCTAGATCAATGATTGATACGCTAAGAGCGGAAGGTTATATGATTTATGGTAACAGAGTTGGTGGTAAAAAATACTACAGAATGGGTACGCCGACTAGAGCTATCGTTGCTGCTGGTATCAAAGCGTTATACGGAACTCCGTTCAAGTATGACAACCACAAGGTTTCTGTAAAGAGATCAGACTTAATCGCACTTGATGCGTAATTAAATATGGGGCGCTTCGGCGCCCCTTATTCTTATGGATTTTACACACGGAATATTAATGTTTATTATAGGTTGTACAGTTACCTTTATTGGTTTCTTTACAGCTTTTCTTATTATAAATTATAATAGAAAAAAAGAAAAAGAATTAGAAGAAGCTAAAAAGAATAGACCAGTTGGATATTGGGGTGACGACACAGTATGATAGATGATTTAATCATAGACCAAATAGAACAACAGACTATGGATAATAATGTTGCTGTATTATTATCTGGTGGTGTAGATAGTTTATCAGTTGCATTCGCTGCTCAGAGAATGGGTAAAAAGATAACTGCCTATACATTTCATTTAGAGGGTAATAGATCATATGACGCTATGAAAGCGGCAGAGGTATCTAAATTATTTGGTTGGGATTGTCATACAATAGTTGTACCTACATTTAATTTAGTAAAAGATTTTCAAAGATTAGTAAAAGAGGTTAGATGTAAAAAGAAAACACATTTTGAATGTTGCTTTCCTTTTTTATATGTGTATCCAGAGATCAAAGAACAGGTAGTATTAAGTGGTTGGGCAGCAGATGGTTATTACGGTATATCTAAAAAGGCTATGTTACATTATGGTCCAGGTAAATCAAAAGAAAAGTTTGATGAATTTAGAGACAACTATTTTGATATAAACAATCAAGCTGGTTATCTATGGCATGAGTTGATTGCTAGAAACAATAAGAAACAATTAATTACACCATATCTATCAATGACAGTAAAAGATTTCTTCTACAATAAAACTTGGGAAGAACTAAACAAACCATTTCAAAAACATCATGTTGTAAATGCATTTGAAGAATTTAAGAAGTTTAAATTTAAGAAACATATAAATCTACAATTAGGTGCTGGCGTAGATAAATTATTTGAAACATTAATAGATGATAAGTTTATTAATTTTAAATTTAGAAAAAGAGTTATGGATATATGTAGAGACTGGTCTAATATGTCAGATGATATAGGAGTGCTACAATGATACTAATAGATTTAAACCAAGTTATGATTTCAAATTTGATGGCACAGAATAAAGGTGATCTAACTGAACTACCAAGTAAAGATGCTGTTAGACATAGTATCTTAAATACAATAAGAGCATTTAATGTAAAGTTTAGAGAAGAATTTGGTGAAGTGGTATTGTGTGCTGACGCAGCTGATCCATGGCGTAGAGATATATTTCCAAACTACAAACACCAGAGACGTAAAGGTAGAGTAGAGAGTAAAATAAATTGGGATGGTTTATTTAAAATTATGAGTGAGATAAGAGAAGAATTTTCTATCAAACTACCATATAAACTTATGCATGTAGAAAAGTGTGAGGCAGATGATATAATTGCTACACTTGTCGCACAGAGAACTGAGGACAAGTATTTAATTATATCTGGTGACAAAGATTTTATACAACTACAACACTATGGTGATGTTTACCAATTTAGTCCTTTACTAAAAAGTTTTATAGGTGAAAACCAAGATGCAACTATATTTTTAAGAGAACAAATAATTAGAGGTGATAGATCAGATGGTGTACCAAATATTTTGAGTGATGACGATATATTTTTAAGAGACGAGAGACAAAAACCAATTAACAAAAAAAGATTGGCAGAGTGGTCAGATACAGATAACATACCTCTTGGTAGTGAAACAAGAAAGTATTTTGAACGAAATAAGAAATTAATAGATTTGTCTATGATACCAAAAGAGATTTCTGAAAGTATTATAAATAGATACAAAGACTGTAAAGATAATGATAGGTCGCTCCTATTACAATACTTTATAGACAATAAACTAAAAGCATTGATTGAAAATATAAATGACTTTTGAAAACATATATATGGAGAAATAAAAAATGGCTGAAAGAAATCCTAATCTCATATCACCAAAGACCATGGAAGCGATGGCTTCGACTGCTGGAAGTGGTAGAGAACTGTTTAGTGAAATCTTTACCAAAATCAATAACGCAAAAGATAAACCAAAGAAGATTGAGGTGTTGAGAAAATATGATACACCTAATATGAGAATGGTTTTAAAAGGTGCGTTTGATCCAAAGATAGAATGGGACTTACCTCCTGGAATACCTCCTTACATTGCTAACGAGGCACCAGCTGGTACAGAACATACTTATTTGGAACTAGAGGCAAAGAGATTATATAACTTTGTTAAAGGTGGTAATAATCAACTAAATAAAATAAGAAAAGAAACTTTGTTTATACAAATGTTAGAAGGCTTACATGCTGATGAAGCAAAGGTCTTAATTGACATGAAAAACAAAACACTTAATAAAACCTATAAAGGTCTAACGAGTGATATGGTAAAAGAAGCATTTGGCTGGAACGCCGACTTTGTAAAACCATAAAAAACACACGAATCAAAGGGTGCGACACTTGATGTTCACCCTTTGTTCCCCTTAAAAAACAAGTAAATACTAGCAAAATACCCATTGACAATCCCCTTTTTTTCGTGTATATTATAAATATGAAAGAGAGGAATATATAATGAAAAAGTTTGTAATTACAATATTAATAATAAATGGTTTGATATGGGCTTTATTATCAAACATACAAGCAAAAGCGAATGATTATGCCACAACAGTTATTGGTCATGTGATACAGAATCACAAAGAGATAGATCATAGTAAATTGTTGGAACAAGAAATGAGTAAAATGGGTCACCAGTTTGCTTTACAAATGGTATCAATTTTACAACAGCACTTACCTTACATTATGGACGGA